CTGTTGCGAATCGTAAGGCTTCCCGCCCCCGTGACTCCGCTTGTAATGAGCGCGAACAGATGCGATCCGTAATCCACAGAGTTGTAGATCCGCAACGCCCCGTCTGCATTGAGCGCGGCGTGCCTGTGGCCCGAAAAATAACTCAGGTTTGAGACGGCCTCGGTCGTCCCCGTATTACTGTGGTCAATGGCGTGCAGTGAATGGTAGCGGAAGATACACCGCTTGATATACCACGTCGTCGCGGACCGGTTGGAGATGCCCACCCCGTACCCTGTGGAGGATGTGCTGTTGCGATTGCCCAGATCGAAAATGCCATCCTCGAACGAGTGCCATCCCCATGTGGTCGAGACACCAGCGGGTACTTGCCCAACGCGCACGGTCAGGCTTTCTGGATTCACCGCCGACGCGACGTATACAGTCGAGTATCCAAGGCTATCATTGTCTCCCCACCCCATCGGAGATACAGCACCCGAAGGCGTCGTGCTCCCCGTGAGTGACCCAACCGTGCCCATGTCTGGGTCGAGATCCGCCGAATCATTGATAAAGATCCCTGCGATCACCCCACAAAACGGCTGTACCAAAGATGGGTTGCTGCCATCACTGCGCCGTACGTACCACTCGGCAGGGTTGGCCGCAGATTGCGTCCAGGTGTACCCGTTGGCTCCCGTCAAGGTGAGTCCGCTATCAATCGTCGAGCCATTGAGTTGCCAGCGCCGATAGCGCGTGGCACCCGCACTCCCGCCTGGATCAAGGGCCGCTAGGTTTGATCCACGGTTGACCGCAGTGATATTGATGCTCTCCCCTGCGCTCTCGTCAGCCATGGTGTTGGTTGAAGACACGGTCATGGTCGTCGTTCCAACCGTGCCCACGGTGAATTGTCGATCATTGCTGGCCGACCCCAAGACGCGGATGATGTCGCCGGTCTGGAACCCAAGTGAGGTAAAGTTGGACGAGGCGGACGTGATCGTCTGCGTTGAGGCAGTGAATGAGATGTCGGTCTTAATGCGAGTCGTCACGGTCGAGAACATCTCTCGATAGGTGCCTGCGCCCTCGAAAATCACCCGATCAATCGTGCCCCCTCCTGAGCCAGCTCTGAACCGTTCGAGCGCATTGACGCCGCGATAGGCGTCCGCCGAACTGGTGCCGTTGTTGCTGCCTGTCGTCAAGTCCTTGTTGATGTACCGGACGGTTTCAGCCATTTACGTGAATCTCCCGACCGCAATCACTGTTGAGCCCGCTCCTGTCGTCACTTTCCACCCTGCGTCTACGGAAACGATGCCAAGCGGTACAGGGTACGTGCCAAGGCCGCCACCTGGAGAATTTGGCATAACTGGAATAGATGAACCTGTTCCGTCCTTGATGCTGACGGCAGCGGTCGCTGCCGTTCCCACCGTAATGATCAGCCCAACTAGCAAATCCCCAGCCGCCCCGGTCGTTCCAAGTACTTGGTCAGTTTGCGAGGCCGCGACAGTTTCATAATCTCCCTGAAATTCAGTCGCAAGCACGTTGTTCGTCGCGTCCACGCCGCCAGCAAGTGCGACTCTAGCGCGGCCAGAAGTGTCTAGCGAGATCGGGTAATTCTCTTTATGCTTCAGCGTCGGGGCGCTGGTCGTTACGAGACCTGAGGACATGGCAGCTCCTTGAAATTCACCTGGCAGCGTGTTTTGCAGTGCAGCCCGAAGGCCCCAAAGCAGAGACCCGTACTGGTCCGGTGGGGCCAGTGCAGGCGTTCGCCATACACCCGCACCACCGTGACCGCGAGCCGGTATTCTCGGCTATGGGGCTCCAGGTTCATCAGAAGTACTGGCTTCCCATGCGAGCCGTGGGGGCCTTCGCTTCAGCCGCCATGCCGTCATTGCTGCGCAACTTCCGTGGGGAATAGCGGATATTCAGCCCCAGGAAGATGACGGAGCCAGACAGGTCTTCGGTGTTCATTTCGACGCGCCAGATGACGCCGTCTACCGCAGGGGTCAGCGTGCCAGCCTTGATGACGCCTTCCGGCGATTGGCAGTAGGTGTAGGCCGTCGCCACGGGGTGCGGATCGGAACCGATCACCTTATCCAGCGCCGTGCCCGCTGCCGCCAGCGTGGTTACATTGGCCTGCAGGACTTTGTAGGTCACCAGCCAGGTCACCGCTTCGGACGTGCTCGTGGTGTTCGCGGCCCAGTCGCAAGAGATGTAAATGTGCTTCTGCCGGTCCATATCAAACGGCAACTTCATCAGGTGATTCACCCGATCAGTAGCCGTGGTCATGGTCAGACCAGTGATGCCGAACGTCGAGACTTCACCGATGGACGTGGTGTTGGCCGCTTGGCTGTCGATAGACTTGATATCCGTCGCGGACGTGGTCTCGTAGTCGAGACCGGAAAAGCTGGCCGCAGGAATGTAGATGTGCCCGGGCCGCCAGGAAAAGGCGCGATCACTGATAAACATGGGGTCCTTTCAGGCTGAGCAGCGGGGCCCTGTGGCCCCGCCCCCATTGCCGGTTCAACTAACGGTACGCACGCCACGAATAGGTTTTTGAAGCTTCCTGGCAGGCCGCATCGGTGCCGACGAGGAACCCATGGTTCGTCCCATCGGTTTGCGCGACCGGCGTGATGCCACCAGAGGTGACCGCCGCGCCCGCATCGGTGATGCCCGAGGCGTCAGCCATGTCACTGGTCCAGGTTAAAGACACGTCTTTGTCAGTCGCGTTGAAAATCTCCACCCGCGACGGGACAAATCCGCAATTCACATAAGTAGCCGATGGCGAGGCATCGCACACCAGCTTGCCTTCAACAAACGCCGCCATGGCGATGCTAGGGCGAATCGTGACCGTTCCAACTGCCATACGTACTCTCCTTTACAGTCGAACCAGGTTGTACATAGGGATGTCCGCATACTCGGCGTCATTCTCCAACACCTCGGACTGCGGCCTGCCCTGCCCGCCTACGCCATGCTCGTAGCGGTTCAAGGCACTCTGCTTGATGTAGCGGATACGGGCATTTTCAATGAGCTTCACGTAGGCTTCCGGCACTTCATGCGTTTTGCCGAACTCTAAATTCAGCTCATACCCGTTAATCTGCAGTCTCAGCACTTCCCGTTTGCTCTGGTCCATGTACTGGCCCCAACCCAAGTGAACCTTCACCCGATTGGAGCCGTCCGTCATGGGGTTGTCGTATTGCTTTGCTTTCTTGACCGTTGCAGCCACTGCTATCCTCCGTTCTTTGCCCAGGTGTAGAGCCGGTCGTCTTTCGCAACCAACTCCTTGTCAATGCGTACCTCCACGCAGGGAGTTCGCCGCTTACTGCTGCAGTTCTTGCGGTCCACGTTGCTGGAGAAGTACTGCGCCTGACGATAGGCTTCCGCTTTGGACAGCCCGCGTTGTACGGGCCGTCCATCGTGGTAGATCGTGTAGCAGTGGTCATCAATCGGCATACGTTGACCTTACAAGCTGGCGCAGCACTCGATTCGGCAGAGCCAGTCCTGATTAGTAATCAATCTGGCTCCTATGGTTTTCCACCCGATGGTGGCAATCTGATCCAAGGGGTCGGCGGTGCCTGCCGAGCCCAGCGGCTTCGAGATGAAGCTGGAGGACTTGCCATTGAGCGGCACCTTGGTGAATCCGTTCTTGCCGAAAATGAGGATGGTGTAGACATCCGCCGTGCCGGTCGTGTTCTTGACCAGCGAGGAGGTGCCGCCGCCACCCGCATATTTCTTGCCGCCCGCATTGAGGCTGGAGGGGTCCGGCGCCTCAAAGAATGCGAGCTGCTTGTAGCGACCCACTTCACCATCTGCCGCGCCCTTGTATTCCGACGCCCACTTGAAGCCCTGCGGCCCCGTAATGTTCTGGAGGTCGAAAATCACATCCGGCACGGTAATGGCGGCATACGCGGCCATCGTCGGGAAGCTGTTCTCGGTGCTGTTGCCCGAGTTGCCACCCAACTGCTTTTCTGCCGCCTTGTTGGACAACACGCGGATGGCGCGGTCCAGGTCGTTGAAGTCCACAATCTCCGTGAGGTCCGTCCGCTGGGTGCCGTTGGCATAAATCACGTTGGTGCCCGCAATCGCGGTGTCGCGGTCTACGGCATCAATCGTGTAGCCCTCTTGCTCACCCAGGAGCATGGTCCAGTGCTGGAGAATCGGGTCCTTCATCGTCCACTGCGCGTAATCAGACATGGCGATAAAATCGCCGTGCTGATAGAGCGTGGCCTGGTAGTCATCGAGGCTCGGCGTCTTACCGGCTGGGGCGACCCCTTCCGTCAAGGGCGACAAGGCCAGCGCCAGATGGAGGTACCGGCGCATGATGACCGTCTTGCCTTCTTTGCCAGGCATGCTGGCATCGGCGGCAAACCGTGCATGGAGGTTGCGATACTTCGCCCGCTCCAAAAGTTTCTTGCTGTAGTAGGCCTGCGTCACATCAGGCGATGAACTCAGGTCGGTGACAATGTCTGTCGAACGAACGACTGGCATAGGTTTAGACTCCTAGGACGTTCTCTCGCTCCCACTTGGCAAACGCCGCTGGGTCCATGGCCATGATCTGATGAGGCGTCACGCCGCCGCCCTTAGAGACGGTGGCGGTCCCGGCACCGGCCTTTTGGGCGGACCGTGCCTGCTTATTCAGGTTATCGAGCAGGCCCTTGCGATCCGCCTGCACGACTCGGGTACGGTCAGCGCCGGTTTTGTGTGCCGCCCACAGCACCGCATCCGCCTTCGACGCGGTCCCGGCTGGGTATCCGGCGTTCAGCATCTGGCGGTAGCGTTGATCGGCCATGGCATACAGTTGCGAGCCAGGAGAGGAAAGCTCCTTCTCATACGTTTGAAACACGGCCTCAGCATCGCTCTCTAACGTCTGCGTCGCGCTCTGCTTCGTGCTGGACGATTGCCATTCACGTTGCGCTTCCAGCTTGCCAATCTCCCGGTCATACCGGCTCACCTGGCTCAAGGCTTTGGCGCGTTCCGCCCATGACAAATCTTCCCGCTCTGCATAGGCTTGCCACTTGTTGCGCTCCGACTCATGTTTCTCGATGGTGGAGGCGACCGGGTCGGCCTGTGATTCGGCTGGTGTTGAGGCGCGTTTGTACGCGGCCAATTCACCGGCCATGCGCGAAGCTTCGCGTTGGCTGTCGAGGTACGATTGCTCAAGCTCTTCTGGTGACTTGTACTTCCCAGCGTAGAGACGGGGTGCAGGTTGCCCTTCAGCAGGGGCTGCGGCCTCAGACTCAAAACTGGGTTCAGCAGAAGGAACCTCGGCAACGGCCTCTTCCGTGGGTTGCCCTTCCGGGGCCACGTCTTGGAGGGTTTCGTCACTCATTGAGGACTCCTTAATTCGCCTGGGTACGCAGGACTGTGGGTAAACGCCCGTACCGGCTGACTAACTCTTGTTGACGCCCGCACTCGCCCCTTGGCCCTGGCCTGCGCTAATCGCCTGCATGGCTGCGGGGTTTGGCTGCTGCATTCCCTTGGTCGCTAAATTGGCCTTAATCTCTTCTACGTAGGGCACGTCAGCGCTCACAAGCATGGCCTCGTCAGGGACCGGATAGCCCATAGCCTTTAACTGCCCGAGTCGCATAAAGATGCCTTCTCTAGCTGACTGGCTGGCCTCCTGGAACCCGATCACGCAGTCAGCCTCTAAGTCCTGAACGGCCTTAAATGCTGCGTACATATCCTGAGTGGGTTTCGGCAATTTGATGCCCATGACTTCAGCCATGCGGCCCTCTTGCCCAATAATCCTGTCAAGCTTTTCCGGCGAGTAATGCTGTTGAATGGCCTTGAGATAGAGCAGGCCGGTATATTCCTTGGTGCGCTTCCAGTTGCCGAAGATCGGGCCGATACCCATCAAAGCACCGGATTGCGAAGCCATCTTGGAGCGCCCTGAGACGGTCTTTTGCGTGTCCTGCCCTAAGGTGCTGCTGTTGATATTGGAAATGCGCATGGACATATCCAGGCCAAATTCGACCATGGCGAGATCGCCGGTCGAGAAGGAGCCGGGAGGGAAGTAGGTCGGTGGCTGGGTGCTGTATTCCCCGACAAAGCCAGGGCGCGGGAGCTGCTTCTTGAGCTTGTCCATCTCCTGGTTGTCAGATTTGCTGAACCACATCTGGCCCTTGGGGGCGCGGTTCATGGTGTCCACCATCGTGGAGTGGTGCAGGTTGATTTCCTGCTGCGGGTCTCTGAGGTCGCGTACGACGCCCTTGATGTCGTCGAGGTTGTCGGAGTCTTGAAAGCAGATGAACGGGCTGTAGGGGTAGCGCCAGCCGTCGAAATCCTCAAAGGGCGTATCGTCCAGCAATTCCCAGCCCGTTAAATGAGCGCAGCGGATGGCCGTCGTGTCTCGCGACAAGATTGTGTAGGCGTTCACGGCTTCGCGTCCGGCTTCGCTGCGCAATTGGTCAATCATCTGTTGGCCCTCGTCAGGCGTCATCACCGGCATCATCTGGCCGGTCTGTTGATTCATGACGACATGGGCTTGTGCGGTCTGGAAAATCGAAAAGGGGGCGGCAGCGGCAGCGCCTGCTGAGTCATAAATGCCACGGATCATCTCTTCGGCGGTCTTTTCATCCTTGACGCGCTGGACGGCCTGGTCAGGTGGGGCGGATTTGTTGACCAGCAACGTCACGGTGACCGGGACGCGGTAGTAGTGCCGCATCACCCGAATCATGTCCCGCTCTTTGTCGTAGAGTTCGCGGTTGAAGTGGTCGGCTGCGCCGGTCTGGTCCTGTGCGTAGGGCAACCAGTCGGCCAAGTTGACGAGGCGGGCCTTATGCCCAGGCCAGAGGTCGTCTATCTCGTCGGCATCCATCCAAATCAGTTCGCCCTGATACCGCGCATCCACGCGGTTGTAGAGCCGTGCCCTGGGGTCGCAGTACCACGTATTGGTTTCCAGGCAATTGACCTTGATGTCGCCTTCAATGAGGTCGTCGGTGTACTCGTAAGAGTGGTAGACCTTCAGGACGGAGAGACCGCACGCCGCACCCAGGCGGAATTGCTTCCGTTCCTCGTGAATGGCTCCTGAACGGTCGCAAAGGTTCTTGACGGAGAGGGTCGCAATCCGGCTGACAAACTCATCCTCCCCACCACGCGGGAAGTAGCGGTAGTCTTGCTCCCGATCTTCCTGAATGCCGCACAGCAGATTGATTTGCGGGTGGATGATGTTGAAGGAGAGGGCGGGCCGCTGATCTTTCTGCCGCTGTTCGTAGTCGTCCGCTTTCCATTGGCCCTTGCCGCCGATCTCAAAGCGGATGTCCTCTTTCATCTGCGTGCGCAGAAACGATGAGGCGTCAAACGCGTTCCGAAAGTCTTTCGTCACCTGCGTGACGAGATCCTTTTCGCGCTTCTTGTTCTTCGATTTCGGGGCGTCCGTTTGGCTAATCGCCATTACACATCCACCTCAAACACAGCAAAATACCAATGCTCAAACTGCGGTCGGCAGCGGGTTGCAATACGCGCATTGGAGTGAACGCGCAGGAACGATACGCGCCCACGCCTGTTGCTGATCGACACTAACCGGGATAATGTGCGCGCCGATCTTGATCCAGAAACTGTTATGAGCATCACGGATCACCATGCCGACCATTTCGTCGTGAGAGTGATTCATACGGTCATCGTCCAGAAAACTTGAAACCTGTGCGCAGTTCGGTTGGTTTCACTGGCTGCTGCAAGTACTGATTCATCTGATCGAATTGCTGCATTTGTTGCGGCGTATACATCTCTTCCGGCTTCTCCCACTGCTGAAAAGCGTATCCTCGAAAATACCCAGGCAGGCCGGAATGCTCGTACCACTGCTCAAACGGTCTCTTTTCGCCTTCGTTGGCTTGCGCGTGGGCGTACTGTTCCTGAATCCTGTCGCGCTGCCACGGCTCCAGCGATTGTTCAAACTGCCGGTAGTGCTGCCGTACAACGGGGTCCGTATCCTTCAAGTAATGGCTCGCGATGTCTCCCATAATGTCTATGGGCCTTGTCTTAGGATTGAATACTTCAACTCCTGGCGTTCCTAATGCGAACTCCCTTGGACGCTGATATTCCGGCGTTCCCTCTTCATCTCCAGGCCAGAACTCCAAGAATCCTGGCCCCCCGCCAGGGTTGTACTTGTAATTCAGCGCAAGCCGCTGCAATATCGGATACTGAGACTGAGCCTGTTGAAATAGTTCCTCTCCATCCATTAGACGGTCATCCAACTGCCTGCATGTGTCGCCGTCACCGCTAAGGGATTCCACTTGGCTTGCTGGTCGCGCACAATCTGCAAGGCATCGCGGATCGGCTCAGCGCGTTCCTCACGCATCACGGTCGGGAGAATGCTGAGCAAGTAACGGGTTTCGTCGATGGCGTGGTCGTTGTGGTCCACCGGCTCGTCGGGCTGGTTCCGTAGCACGGTGCCCTTGGCCTTCTTCCACTTGTAGTTCATGAACTCGGTGATGGCCTTCTCGTTATCGCCGCCCTCACAGATCAACAGACGCGGGCTGCCCGATTGGCCGGTATAGGGATGGATTACGGTCGGATCGACGGCCAGATGTTCGTTGAGCCGGTTGAATCCAGCTTGCCAGTCGTTCTGCCCTGCGACGGGGTACACGCCGTTGGCGTTGTATTCATCGACCACGGCAAAGACATAATCCCCGCGTGATTGGTTCTTGGCCCAGCAGGCGGGGTCTAAGACTTCCAATTTGGGCTTGGTGGGGAGGCCAGCGGTCAGGGCTTTCAGGCGTGAAGCGTGATAGCTCACTGGCTTTCCACCTCCCTCGTAGTGCGTATAGAGCCGGATCTTGACCCCGGACGGCGTGACACCCCAAACCCCAATGCTGGTCGGGTTGCTCAATCCGTGGTCAATCGACACGTAATAGGTCCAGGCAGGATCTGGCCGCATGGGCGGGATGACGTGCTGTTCCCGGGTAAACTGCGGGAACACGCGACCCTCAAAGACTTCCCATGACCCATCCAGGTAGCGGCGACGGGCCTGCTCAGGGAAAATCTTGAGCATGTCATCGACGTACTCCCGCGTGGTAAAGCCTGCATCCATGCCGTCAAAGGTCGTGGCCTGGTAGAGCTTGTAGCCGGTGGCCCGTTCAGGACTGTCAGGATGAAAGAAGCGATAAAGATAGGACGCAGTCCCTTCGGGGTTGAATGTCGCCATGCCGTAGGTAGGGGCTACGATCACGGAGCCATCCGCACGCCGAAGGGGCTGGTTGTTCTTGTAGAGCACGGTTTGCTTGCGGAGGCGGGAGACAAGCAGGTTCCACCGCTCATCGTCAATTTCTTCCGCCTGATCGACCCAAAACCAGCCTAGATTGATGTTCTTGAGGCCCCGCGCTTCCTTTAAGTCGCCGTAGTAAATCTCTGAGCCCCCGTATTGGCGCTTAAACTTGATGTAGCCCATCGACTTGTTGTGCACTTCAAACATGGAGGCCGGAACCATGTTGAAAAACTCGCTCATGGTCGTCTGGACCAGCTCTTTGCCGTCCCAGCGCCCGATATAGCCGCGATTGCGCGGGAACAGGATCGACATGTAGAAGGCTTTCGCGCAGCCAGCCGAGGTCTTGCCGTTGCCCAATCCGCCGCCATAGGCTTGAAATCGATGCTCCCAGTCATGGAAGAACGCACTTTGCGTGCGCATGAACTTCGGCAGGTCTTTATTGAACAGGTTGAGCGGCAAGCTGAACTTGCGCTTCTCAAATTGCTGTTCTAGGAGCTTCGGTTTTGATGCCATGCAGGGTTTTGGGCACAAAAAAGCCCTCTGTCAGAGCGGTAAAGCTCCAACAGAGGGCGTCCGGTACGGATTGGCCGTTATATGTGTTTAGTGTTTATGTATCCCGATACTCAACCCATACTCGGGACCACATATGGACCTTCTCACCTGAGCCTTTCGGCAAACGCCCCTGGCGTTTTTCAGCAAGAAGGCACCTTTCGCTCATGCCTTCAACGTCTCCACTGGGTACGCCGAGAGGTTGGTACAGTTGAGTTGCGCATCCCGGTAGTTCATTTCCACTTCAATCTTCACTTTCCCAAACGGCGGTGGGTCAAACGTCGCCAACCGTTCAAGCAATTCTCTCCACACCGGCTGCGGTATCGTCACGTAATCTCCCTACTCTCCCATCCGTTAGCGGAACCACTTGCAAATGTCAAGGATTATTTTCCCTCGTTAACCGTTTCAAAGCTCAGCGTGTGCGGTTATTTGCCAACGCGCTTGCCCTTCATCACCGCACCCTTGACCGCCTTCATGGGCATCGCCTTGCCGATCCCGCCATGCGCCCGTAAGCGAAATTTCTTGGTCATGTCAGAAATGCGTCTCATGCAGGCTCCCACTTCTTCAGCGGACATTCCGACGACAGTAACCGCATCTTCACCGCGAGCAGGCATCCGCACAACCGGCAATGATCGACCCCGAGTAGCGTTTCCTTGTTGATACAAGTCTCGCAGATCGCTTTGCGGTCAGCCACGGTCTTGGGGCCAGCGAGGACAGCCATGCGCCCCCTTACTTCGGGTTAACCGTACTGGCCCGCACATCGGTCTGATTCTTCTGGGACACGTTGGCCTTGGACTTCACCAGGCCATCCCGCACCAGCGCCGCAGCCCCCAGCGTGGTCATGCTCTGACTCACGCCAGACACCACCCCAGGCATTTTCCCAGAGGTGACAATCACCTTGGTTTCGCCGGTCGGTTGGCAGGAACCGTTGACCAATTCTTTCTCGCAGGGTGACACCAGAATGACGTTATCCGCCCACTGGTTCTGCGTCTGCGTAAACAGGTATTTGACCGTCCCATGCTGCACCGTTTCGCTAGATTGCGCACAGGCCGACAGAAACACCAACGCTGTCAGTGCAAATGCTTTCAACATGTCCCGCCTCCCTCGATGTGCTCATGCCCGCCATGAATAAAGACTAGTTCCCCATCGCCCGTAATATCCGCCACTGGATAATTGACCGGACAGACATGCACCGGCAAATGCAGTTGCAGGTACACCTCCGCATTGGGGCTGAACTGCTGCGCGTACTGGATCAGTTCGGACAAGGTCATGCTTGCCTCTGCTCGATGATGAAGGCCTGGCGAGCCGTTAGCGACATTGTGACAGGATCGCGTGGGCCATCTACGTAACCGACCTTGCGGAAGCGGTAGCCATCCAGCGGCCATTCATCCTGAGTTAGCAATTTAGATTGCGAGCCGTTCGGACGATGCCACAAATCCCCATCGGCATCTAACTCACACTCCGCCGTGACATCCTTCCACTCCGGCTTGACCTCTTCCCATTCTTTCTTGTCGTAGGTAGACGACTCGGGAACCAAGCCGAAATACTCATGCCTGGTCGATCCCACCCAATACGCCCTCTCGTCAAACGCCCCCTCCAGCACCACCCCTGATTGCTTATGTCGGATCTTCATTTAGGCTCCTGGGATTTGTTCGTAATCGTCTTTGATGGTGAACAGTGACAGCATCGGACGCTGAACATCCGGAGCGACCGCCTTCCCCATCGGTAAATACGCAATCTGGCTCGCCCTCTCCGGACTCTGCGCAACAAATACGCGCAAGTCTGCTAGCAGTAGTCTGCGGCTCAACTGCGGTCCATACGGCTTCAGCATAGCCCCCTCCTAGCTGCGTTCCTTGGCAATGTCAAGGTGGGGTCGCTTTTTACTTCCCTAAAAAATATGGGCCTCAAATCCCTGCGGCTACGCCTGGTGATAAGCCCCCGCCTGTGCGTGACAGGACCAGCCCAAGCCTACCCCCAGGGGTCAGAGGCCAGGACTCAGCAGCATCGGATCAAGTGGCGGCTCAGGCTCAGCCATGCTCTGCTCACCTGAATTACATGATTTGCCTTGAATCATGTTTTCCGATTCGTTACTTATCAAGGGCTTAGCGAGCTTAGAGCCAATCTGAGTGGCTAACGAGGCGGGAATGTCGATTTCGGTGCTGTCACTGACCTGCTTCGACCATCGCTTGTCATAGGCAATGCCGGCAGCAGTCGTCAGTGCAACCAGGGAACGACCGTCAATCTTTTTCGCAGAGCGAGCAGCCTTCGACGCCTCATCAGCCAGCTTATGGCTAATGTAGTTCCACTTCTCCTTAATGCTTTCAAAGGCTTGGGATTCGTCTTGTAAAGGCTTGGTCACTTGGCCTTTGGCGGGTCTGCCTCCAAGTTTGCCATACTGGGCTAGGTTCTTATGATGGGACGGCTTAGGTTTAGGGATATGGGAATCAGGGGCAGGAATAGACATGAGTTAGGAAGGAGTTCCAGTAACTAAGTTCGTCAACAACCAACCCATAGTGACACTCCGGACTGACGCGCTCTCGGGATTCGCTTGAACCGCTCACCTACGCGTTGCTACGGTTCGTAGGGCCACAATGCGCGGGCTTGTGATTAGAGCCCGCTCAGAATTGCAGTTCTTTTGAACAAAGGTAGGGAAAAGCAGATTGTTGCAGATGTCAAGCACTTTATTTTCAGAGTGAGGCCTAGATGAGGGGGTGGAGCTCTTGACAAGGCCCAATGGCGTGAGGTTTCTCTGAACATTAAATATTCTTAATGTGTTGACTATTCGGGCTGAGATGTGCCTTGGCGTGGCTTATTCCAGTACGGGCTCTTGCACTTCGGGCACCATTTGGGGAGAACTGCCTTACGCGGTGGCCACTCATGACCACAGCGCAGGCAGGTGTAGTGGGGGAGCTTGATGGGCTTCATTAGTACGCAGCCACGATCCGGTTATCTTTCGGCTCGATATAGGTCACAAATGGTTCTTCGTTCCATCGCTCGGGGAGCCAATACTCAATAACGGCGACATTGTTACGAACTGACCGCACTCGGCCATTGATAATGCGCTCGCCCTCGCTATTGCACGCCTTGAAATCAACTGGCCGACCTTCCATCTTCTTCGTGAATCTCATGATAGCCCCCTTGGTTGTTCGCTCAATCATCATGGTCTAACTATATACCTATGATAATAGTCTGTCAAGCGAATAGCGCAGCCAAGAGAGAATTTTTTTCATGTACGGTTCAGGTGCCTTTCGAGGCGTTGCTCCATCTATCCTCTTCGCAATCTCCCGGACCCGCTTCATGCTGGCGGTGTAGAGGCCCATTTACTGCGTCCACCACAAGACAGCAAACACCACGGCATTCACGATCTGTGCAATATCCAGCCATGTTAAGCTACTCACTCCCTCACCTCCCCTCGCGGGCGTCGGGCTCACTTAATGTCTTGACCAACCACGCATCCCAATATGCACGATCCACCTTGGCGGGCAGTGTGGACACTTCACTCATGGCCTCTAACTGCTCCATGAGGCTATCCAGCTTCGGTGCAACCTCATTGGCAAAATGTAGACGCCCTGATTTCACCGCTTTCAGATAGTCCGTTTCCGGCAATGGATAGGTGTATCCACCATCCTGCAAGATGTGCTGCACCTGATATGCGGCCCTGAACGCATGGCTGACCGCTTTCCAATCAACACCCTTATTCTCTTCAGCTTGTCTCGCCCGATCTCCGTACCGATCCGCAAACGCTTGCAGCATCGGCACATAGTGGTGACAATAGCCTTTCGCGGTGAGTTTCTTCCCGCAGACCTCATAGAGTTGGTCCACTTCATTCTCGGTCTTGTGGATATGCTCACCTGTCGGCAACGCGTCCCACACATCACCAATACGCAGTGAGGCGGGTTGTGCTGAGAGAAATTCAATCACTTTCTTGGCCTCACTCAGCCGCGAACCTTTCACCCCGTACTTCGCTGCCTGTCGTCTCGCGTAACCCACAAACGCCTTGAGGCTGCGCGTATAGAACTTCTCGCGCTTGCATACCAAATCCTTCCAAGTGTCGCTTGACACCAACCAGAACGAGTCCGGCGCATGCAGCATATCCAGCGCGACCGTTTCCCCTTCGCAAGCTAGGTGCAGAAAATAGTGGAGCGAATACCGCTCACGGTCAGTATCTTCCGACGTGTTCTTCTCGGTGCCCTTCTTCGTGCTCTCATTGATCGAATGCGGCACGCGCTGCAATAGAATCTGCTCCCGCGTCGGCATGAACACGCCCTTGTAATCACGGTCAGAAGTCTCTGAGTGCGTACCGTACAGGTGCGATCCGAATACCATATCCACAAGAATTTGCATTAGAAATCCCCCTCTGCCACTTGGAGACACGTCAACCCAATCTCACGCCACATCTTGACCACTTTGTTGCGATCATCAATGACGGCCAGGACCGCATATTTGTCCTTAATGTGCCGCTCGTACAGTTCGCGCTTCACCACTTCATCCGGTCGGTTATCTTTCGTCTCGCGCATAATCAGCCCGATCCGGTATGGGAAGATGTTATGTGCACCAAGCCAGTACTCTGTCACGTCTCGATACTTCTCATCACGCCCAGAAATCAGCATGAGCGGATAGGACTTGGCGATTTCATGGCACAGCTTCACAATCGGCCAATTCACCGCATCTTCCATTGAGGAATCATGGTCATGTGGAGCGCGATCGCCACGCAGCGCAATCGTTCCATCAATGTCGCAGAGCACAACCTTTGTCACCCCTCCACCCCCTCGCGCAGCCGGTCGATGGCGTTGGCAATCTTCTGTCCTACTATTGACGGTTCATCACTCCCATACGCCTCGACGGCATCACTGTATGGCTCTCTCGCCACCTTCACCGCCTCCTCCAACGCCTCACGGCGAGCCTGCTGCCTATACTCCAGCAATTTCTGTATATCTCCAGCACAGTTATGCTTGTCGTCAGCCATCCAGTGCGTAGACGTGAGACTGAATAATAATTCACACGCCTCCGCCCACCGCTGCGCCGTGGCTATTTGTGTGTCCATGTTGGGCAGTCCTCTCCTTTGGTGTAAGTGACAATAATCGGTCAGGCTTATCCACCCAATACATATTGGGGCAGCGTGCTGACACCAGTAATGCACATTTGCATCTGGACCATAAAGAAACTGACAATTCCCACACGCCTGCGCCGTACCGGTCATGGCTTGCGCCTCACTCTGGCTAAGGCTTCACCGTAAGAGTTCCATTCATCAGTGTTCAATCGGGTAGCATGATCAAGCACCAATCCAGACAATTCCAGGCCACGGAATCGGCCTTCCGTTATCCACTCGGGTGAAACTATTCTGAGGTCGTTCCTGCCAATTGCCGACGCGAGCCTAGCCGGATACGCTAGTTGATTGTTCGCCCAAATATAGATCGCCTCCTTCTGAGCGGCTACCATCTGCCTCGTTGTTCGCCCTGTTCCTCTATAACCATCCATCATCCCGCCTCCTGGTCGTGTGGGGCTAAGTGAAGCAAAATGACTCCCCGCATGAGTTCCATGTGCTCATCGTCCATTGGCAATCCATATTCGTAATGGTCGTAGGTTCTTGCTATATCGTCCAGATTAGCCAAGAGCGCGTCTAACTGTTCCCGACTCCACCGCTGGCCCGCTGTCATGCTCGCACCTGTTGAACTGCATAAATGGCTGACTTCAACGAGCTAATTCTTTCATCCTGCAACTTGTCAATGTGGTGGGCCATTGCCGCAATCAATGCACGATTAGACCGCACCTGATAGAAACGCTTCAGTACATCGAGACTCAGATCGGTTATGCGTGGTTCCTTACTCACTCTCCCCCTCCCTTCCCAGCCTGCGGCGTGAGGGCGGCTGCTAACGCGTTCTCAGCAAAGGCTAGACTACAGGCATAGGTTCCAGTCCCCCATTTAGGAACGTGTTTCAATGCCCAGGCAAGAGATTTCGTGAGCCGCGCCACTTCGTCGCGCAAGCGCTTATTTTGCATGCGTAGCTTCGCCACATCCTCAAGCAGGATATTGCTTCCCATGCTCATGCTCGCGTCTCCCCTTCGGCGTCAGGCTTTATACAGCTAGGACGGTCACACTTATACACGCGAGGAACACCAGGGAACCCGTAGCTGAAGCTATGATTCTCAGTTAGTGGGAGTTTGCAATAGGTACACAGTTCACCCCCTTGCGCTGGCTGCGCGGGCAGGCTGGCGGCTTTGGCGAACAGAATGTTTGCGTCATAAATCTCGAAACCATAGACCGTTTCTAGTGACTCATCGCTGTACTTACGAAAACAAGTGTTACAGTCTAGACGTCCATCATCACCATACAAC